ACACGCGTCGCCAGCGCCAGAAAAGAGTGCAGCAGCGACCCGGATCCATGAATTACCTGAAGAGGTATTGTAGGACCCAGACTTCTGGACTCCGTCCGAACGCTGGGCGTGCATGGTACCGTCGGAGAACGCTATCACTGAGCGACGTAGGCACACGGATCGGGCTAGGAGTGCCCTTGCATAGACATGGTCTGTAGAAACCCCGGCGGCGCCTGCCCGGCGTAACGCGTCAAACCGAAGCTCGTCCGCGGATACCGACCAGTCCCATCCCGAAACGTCAGACGAGACAAGCTCGCTGAAATTGTCGAGGTAGGCACCGACAAGGTCGACCTTCTCCTTACTAAAGCCCATACCTGGTTTGACAGGTAGTCGATGGAAGTAAGCGATCTCCTGTGAGTTCAGCTCGGAGCTGAGCAAACGCTCAACAAGCTGGTCCACGATGGAGACCGACATGATCAACCGTACACGACCCTCCTCCAGTTTCCCAGAGGAGTGAGGCTCGTTCTTGACAAATGTCCTTATGGGGTCACACAGACCCGCCATGACCAGCTCTTCAGCGGTCATATCATCACACTCACATGTACACAAGGCTTTTAGCCTTTGCTCCACACACTTCCAAACAACTCCCCCATACCCATGCATTAATACACCATTGCTACTCGCGAGCTTCATCCATGGAACACCAGGCGAGGCATCCATGTTTACACTCGCTTCGACTCGTAGCGCATCACGCAAGAGAGCAAATCCTTCAGGAGCGTATTCGCTTTCGCGCCACTCTCGGAAGAGACCTGCGGTTTCGCCAGCTCGACCTGGAGGCCGTCGACTCTCGCTTGCAAGGTCTTGGAGGAAGGAAGCGTACTCGGCTCGGGCGCGATACCCTTCGCTGCTTTCGTCACGCCCGAGGGCGCGCTTGGCTGCTTGGATGTCGAAGCTTCGCTTTTCTGCTGTCGGCCCTCGGTCCGGCCAGGCAAAGCCAAGCTCCTGTGACCAGAGCTCTGCTTCTTTTGACTTAGCCGGGGAGAAGAAGGCGCAGCTGGTAAGGCCGCACTCTTCCCATCCGTCGACTCGGACGGAGGTATGATGGTGCCACTCGTACTCTCCGAGGAACGAGAGTTGTGAGTAACCCCAGCCGAGTGAGCTGGGGCCTGCGCGTTTAAAGCGCTCAGTTCCGTGTCTGCTCCCACTGGGGCCTCACTCCCGACAGCTGCCGCCGCCTGAGGCCCGCTAGACCGCATGCCTGCGGCGTCGCTTGGGTGGGTTAAGTTGCGGCGAACTCCGAACTCAGAATGCCCTCGCTCAGCCCAAAAGTTAGGCTGTTCAAAAGCGTCCTTGGACTCGGCGTCCTCCGCACGGCGCTGTCCAGTGTTACGCGACTCAAACAG